AAACGTCAGGCTTCATGTCTGCGTACTCGTCCATGACTAGGAACTTCAAGGAGACACCACGCATAGTCTCTGGTCTATCTGCTCCCTTAAGCGTAATCGTGGCTCCATTGACTAACTTAAGTTGTAGGTTGTTAATATGTGAGCCTGTGATGACATCATGACCTAACTCTAGTAGGGTTTGCCACATAATGTCACGGGCTTGTCCTTGCGTAGGAGCAACGTAGAAGACATGACCCCTCTCTGCTTGTAGGGCATTTATTATGAGCATCCACGCTGCTAATCTAGATTTACCTGTACGTCGGCCAGCAGCAACTACCTTGAATCTCGTAGGATCCTCAAATACCTTGGTTTGCCAAGGGAGCAGTTCTACGTTAACGTCAGTCATTGTGCTCTGTGCCTTAAGCTTGCACTGTGTTGATGAAACCAAAAGTTACAGACCCATTTGCTTCCTTTTATTACAGGACTGCCTCCATGAAAACTATCATACAGAGGGTAGTTTGGTTTTTTTTCATCAATGTTGTTAAATATTAAAAGCCTTCCTTTTTTAGGAGGAATCTCTATGCCGAGCCTAGGAAAAACAGTGGTGCCTCCTTCTTCAACATCGTTCAAATAAACCATAGCTGTTTTTAAACGTTGGCCCCATCCCGCAGCAGCTTTAATTCTTTCTGGAGTATCTGCCTCGTGACTGTCGTAATGTGGTCGGTACTCCTGAGTTTCTTTATAATTACAAAGTTGTAGCTGCTCTAAGTTAGCGTAAGGTATGCCTACTTGCTCAGAAACTCTATGAGCTAAATCGTAAGTTATTTTAGTGTGCTCATGCGGTAGCCACATCTGGCTACTTGTTCTCTGTGGACACACTTTACTATCACCTGCTGTTCCTACTTTAGAGCGTGTCATTTTTTCGTCAGCTAAACTAATAATGTAGTCACACTCATAATCAGTAAAAAAATCATTTATAACAGTAAACGAAAAGTTACTCGACATCGTGAACGCCGCCTTTTTTAATGTAATGGAAGAATACTTGCGTTTGCCACTCGCCTCTATAGGCCGTCCTCCAATGTCTTAGGTCGCATCCATGATATAAAACCATACCTCCAACGTCGATTGTAATAGGTGTGCCTACTGTATCTGTTTTGTCCTTGCCCATATAGATAGGCCAAATATCGCTGTCTTCTGCGTGTCCTAGCGTCATTGTTGCAGATATTTCACATTCTTTTCTGTCAATGTGTGGCTTTAACTCTTGTCCGGGCCTGTAAAGCCTTGCGTAAACGTACGTGGGCTTTAACTCTATTTCTAAAGCATGGCTAAGAGGTTCTGCTAATCTATGTAAAACAGTGGTTAAAGCTGGGAAATTGTAAAAACTATCACTTTCAGGACATTGTGTGTCTTTTTTACTGTGGCCTTGCTCGTGTGCTTTAATAAGCAAGTTTGACAACTCAGACGCTTGCTTAGGATTTATTGCGTTACCTAAGTAAACAAATTTATCTTTCTTAAACTTCTCAGCTACAGTTTGCACAGGTTAATAAGTCCACATAACAGGCGTAGTGTCTCGGAGGTCTACGTGTACAAACGTATCAGCCACGCCTATACCACTGAATCCAAGTGCCATCGCGTGTCTAACCAAAGTGTGCTTCTGTGATCCAGAGGATACCTTGATGTCACTCGCTATACCTTGGGCATGGGTTCCCGGAGAAGACTTAGAAGCCTCTATGGAGTGCTTAGGGCTTCTGTAGCCACTCGTAATGACAAAGGGGAAGCCACATAAGTCCCTCAGGTCATCTAGGACTTCTAAGAAGACTGGGGACATCTTGTTTTCCCCCGTCTCTTGACAGTCGAACTCCTCTAACTTAAAGTACTTCACTAATTAAGATTCCTCGGTTGTCCACACGTTAAGCATCTTTAGTTGTCCATTGTCCTTCTAAGGGGTCTAAGGCTTCTGAGGAGCCTGAGGAGACCTCTGTAGACCCTACTCCTGTGATGTTAATCTGGATAGCACTCCTACCAGCATCCTTGATTACATCCTTCTCAAAGGCCGCTGTGGGGGCTATACGATCCATTATTAGCTTCCACGCAGCCCCTTGGTTCTTATGGTCATCGTCTAAGGCTGCATCAAAGATAGCCTCTAGTACCTTCTTAGACTTAGGACTACTGAGCATCCTAGCTTTGTATTCATTGATGATCCCAGCGTCACCCTTAGGTCTACCAACCTTACCTCTGTTACCTACCTTCTTAAGGTCTGTGGTGGCCTTAGGGGGCCTCCCACGCTTCTTAGGTGCTTCCTTAGTTGTCTCTGAATCTTCTACGGGCATAGTTGCTCCTATGTTGTCCTCTGTAGGCTCATGTAGTCTTATGTTTCACTTGAGTCCCCTATAATCTAAGATCCTTTGGATTCCCTAGTTCCTAAAGGGGTAAACCTTAGAGGGGATCTAAGTGAACCTATGTAGTTAACCTTTAATTATTTATTAAAGTATTCAACTAAGGGTAACTTAGGTGCAACTTAAGTGGCGCGATCGTATCTAAGGTTTCTCTTAAATTATACTGTATATTATACCACATTTTACAGTGAATGTCAAGGTATTTCTTTGGTAATAATTACACTACTAAGGATTCTTAGGGTTCTTAGGTCCCCTTTGGCCTCCTTAGGGGGTGCCTTTTGTGTATCTTTTGTTTAAATATGTTTCCTTAGGTAAACCAAGGGGTTACATTAGGTAACAATGCGCCTAGTTTTACCTAATTTTACCTTATTTTGTGCATAAGAAGGTACAACTTTAGTAATCATGATGCAACCCCGGCCCCCCGCCCCGAAATAGCCTAGGCTTCTCGGGTCTCCCAAGGATACCATAGGCAACCCGAGGTGTCAAGCGTTAACATTGGTACTATTCACGTTGACAAGCCAAGCTACTTGTGTTAAGCCAAAGGATCCAAGGGGTAACACAAGTGGCAACATAAGTCAACCAAAGGTTATGGTAATATTTACGTTGACAAAAGGTGACATGTGTGAGCCTAAGTAGGACCTTCTTAAGGGTATTTAGGCGAACCATAGATTACCTAAGATGTCAAGGGTTGACATAGGGTGACCAATGGTGTACCGACGTTATACCTTTATATCACGCACCCGCGCGAATAGCACATCCAAGGTACCTAAGTCAACTAAAGAAGTTTGGTAATATTAACATCTTAAAAGGGTTGCATCTTAGGCCAATTAGGCTATAATGGTTACATCAAGTGAGGGAACACACCCACACTACCAACGCACCAAAACGGTGCAACAAAGGAAAACAAGTCATGGGCGCAACCGAGAAACGTATATCAGAAGGTAAGAAGGCTACACTCAAAAGCATTCTTACGGACATAGACAATGGTATCTATACAGCACTGTATTTCACAAGTGAAGACCAAATATGTAGGCTAATAGATCAGGGTAAAGTATCAGAAGACCTCTGGTCAGACTGGGTTAGCTACAGTGAAGACATGCGAATAATGATGAATGATGCCATAGCAGAGTTTAGCTAAAAACCCTTGACAGCCTAGGTACCTTAGGGTACCTTAGGCAACCTAAGACAACCTAAGTAGGAACCTAAGTCATGCTAAAATTATCCAAAGCTTCCAAGATGCCGTGTCGCTCGTGGTCACTACAGGCCCTAGACACTTGCCCTGCATCTAAGGATGCCTCAGGTGAGCTTGTAGACGCTTGTAAGGGGTGTTATGCAACCTCAGGCAACTATAGATTCCCTAACGTTAAGGCTCCTAGGGTGCACAATAGGGAAGATTGGAAGAGGGATTCATGGGTGGCTGATATGGTATCAGAGTTAGACAATGATAGATACTTCCGTTGGTTTGACTCTGGGGACATTTACGATGTACGCTTGGCGCGTAAGATACTAGAGGTTTGCGAGGCGACGCCATGGGTTAAGCATTGGATACCAACACGGATGCATAAGTTCCCTAAGTTCACCTTAGTGCTCCAGAGGCTCCAGAGCTTACCAAACGTGGTCCTAAGGCTATCGTCTGACAGTATCATTGGTGAGACCATAGAAGGTCCCAACACTAGCACGATTGCAACCCTAGAAGACGCACCTAAGGGGTCGTTTGTTTGCGAGGCATACACTAGGGGTGGTAAGTGTGATAAGTGTCGCGCATGTTGGGACAAAGGTATTTCAGTGGTGACATACATTGGACACGGAAAGTCAATGGTAAAGAATCAAAACAACTTAATACAAACACTTGACGTAGCCTAAGGGTTACTGATAGTATACTTAAGAATGTCTAGGGTCGGTTTGTAGTTTAAACGCGAGGCGCGAGAGCTTAGGTACTGAGGCCTTCCGGAGGGTTTAAGTAGCTCTAGACATTCTTAAGTATACAAACATTACAAGTAGCCTAAGGGGCCTAAGTTATGAACACAATAAGTGAAATAATTACATTTGTATCTAAACAGGATGACATAACGCAGGATTCTGTTATACTACGCTGGCACTTAAAACTAGTAACAATTTAAGACAACTAAGGACACCTAAGTTATGAAAGTATTCGTCTATTGGAATCTACATAGGAAACTCTGGTCTATCAAGGCCCTAGAGGGGCCTAAGAAGGGCCTCGTGATAGATAGGGCAGACTTTGTACACCTACAAGGGGTAACACCTAAAGTGTCTCAGAAGGGCCGTGAGAGGGTCTTAAGAGAGCGAAAGAAGAATGTCCACGCTGGCCTTATGGGCACCCTGTTACCTGAGGGTTCACCCATGCCGCGCCCATGCTCTAATGATGACATGATAACTTACAACCCCTACAAAGGCCCTACGTTTACGTATAAGCAAACAGGCAGTGAATACGTAGGCTCTACGGATGCCGTATTATTAGCTTGTGTGGATCATCCAGAGGTTTTTGTATGTTAACGCTTGACACAACTATATGGGTTCTGGTATTCTCTGGAATCCTACTAACAATGTTACCTTGGAGCACTAAAGATGACTAAGACAACTTACGCGGTACAATGGTTCGACGGGGACAAATGGCGCACCACCTTTGGTTACCGAGGTGACACGTTAACGCAGGGGCTATCTGAGCTAGAGATGCATATTGCAACCTATCCAGAAGTGGAGGCCAGACTGGTAGAGCTAGAGACCATAACCACGATACAAAAGATACACCTAACATCACCCAGTGAGGCTTAAGATATGCAAAAGATAATCGGTAATTATTACGCTGAATATGACCATGAGACTAGACTTTGGTCTATCCTTAAGCAGACCGAGGGTAAGCGTAAGGGGCCTTATACGCCCATTAGATACCCAACATTAGTTAAACTATGGTTCCCACGCTGGGTGTCCTCTAAGCTACTTAAGTAACCTAACAGGTACCCTAGGACCCCTAAGGTACCTAAAAGCCCACACGAGGCCATACAGGGCCTCTCAAGGCCACATAAGGCCACCTGAGGAGACTAACGTGTACAGTTTTATAACCTGTTTAATAATGATAGCAATATCTCCGGTATTATTACCACTATTAATCATAGTTGGTTTGCTGTATGATCCTACCGACACAATGCCTCTTCCTAACAGCGAAGGTGAATATAAAGACACAACTAAGGATGACTAAGGCCACCTAAGGCCACCTAAGGCCACCTAAGGAGACTAAAGAGATGAAATGCAAAGCTTGTGACGTACTACTAGAAGATTATGAAACAGTAAAGAAGGATAACTCAGGGGATTACTTTGACCTTTGTTCCTACTGTTTAAACGTGTCCATAGGCACCTTAGAGGATGACTGTGGTAATATTACCGATGAAATACCCTATGATGAGAACAAAATCTATGATATACTAACCTAAGTAATACTAAGGACACCTAAGAATCCAAAGGATTCTAAGAATCCAAAGGATTCTAAGGATTCTAAGAATCCAAAGTATCCTAAGGATTCTAAGTATTCTATGTTTTACTAATTTATTATATAACTAAGGTTACTACTTAAGTAGCCTAAGGAGAACTAAAGATGGACTATTTAGCTAAGGTTACTATTGAGGGTGTCGTATATGAGGCACATGTAGACGTTCGAGAGTATGATGGAGAGCTTGAGGCCGACTTAAGCACGTCTCTGGTTTACATAGATGACAAGGTGCACCTAGCTGCAGACGTATCCGATGTAGTAATTGATGAGCTACTAGACGAAGCTGCTGACATGTACCGCATGGATGACGGAGCAGACGCAGCGTACGAAGCATGGAGGGATGCATAATGTATTACGTACAATATAAGGCGGTGGGAGTGGGCGGCAATGACCAGTGGGTTATTGATAAGGAGCTCGATAGCCTAGAAGCGGCGCTAGCGTATGCCATAGCGGAAGCGCGGAACGCTCACAGTGTCCCACATAGGGTTCTGACGACAAAAAAGGGTGGCGGGGTGAAAGTACTTGTTAAGTTTAAGCCACTGAGGGATGCATGATGTACTATGTACAATATAAACTGAAGGACGAA